GAAGCCATCTTGGCGCCGACCAGTTGTGTCCCGATCCCGGCGGCGCCGATGATCGCGGGGACGGCGATCGCTGCTGGCATCGTCTACGCTCCAAACGGGAGCACGTACTGTGCGCCCGGTAACGGGTGCCCGCCGAGGCCCCGGATAATCCGTTCCACGTCCGGCGTCATGGCGCCGGTCAACACAGTGGCGAAGCCACGCTGCTGGACTTCCCGCCGCATGGCCGCCAAGAGCCGTCTGGCGACACTGCCCTTCCCTCGATGCGTCGGCGCGACCCAGACGCCCTCACAGTGCGCGAGAGTCAGCAGCAGCCAGCACCCCACGATCGCCTCGCCGTCTTCGACCACCAGTACCGTCGCCTGATGCGCCGGTCGGAGATGCGGCCAGACCGCCTCGAGTTCGGTCCCGGCGAGGCGTGGCCATTCTTCGGGCGGCAGGCATCGCGTCGTCACAACCGCACGTAGATCGGGGCGGCCACATGCCGCATCTCGAGCGTTCCCACGCCCAATCCTGGCACCGACAAGCTCGGCACGCTCAGCCCCGGGATCGACAGCCCGGGAATGTCCAACGCGGGCACGGTGTGCGTGTGAAACTGATCCGGCACCGTCTCATCGGCGCCCGCCGCGACGCCGACGTGGAAACTCGCATCGGCCGTGCTCGTCGTGCCGGTCCCTGTCACGCCGGTACCCGTGGTGCCCGTCCCCGTGGTGCCCGTCCCCGTGTTCCCCGTGCCCGTGGTCCCGCTTGCGGCGTTGACCGAGCCCGTGTAGGCGCCGTCCTTCAGGTACGCCCCGCCCGGATTTGGCGAGACAAAGCTGGAGGTGCCCAGCGTGGCCCCGACCGTCAGCAGGTCGTAGGTCGTCCCGTCCAGCACGCCCCAGCCCACGCCGGGATCGGCCGCGAAGTGAGCCAACCGTCCCGGGACGTCGCCATCGGCCCAGTCCCAGGCGGAACCCGTCCAGTAGACCCGGTGGCGGTAATCGGTTACGAACAGCCGGAAGCCCGCATCGTCGGCGCCGAGGTCGGTCGGTTCGGCACCCAGCACGGCGCGCATCTCACCCGATGTGTAGAGCCAGTCGGTGCCGTCGGTGCGGTAGAACACGCCGCGATCCGTTTCGAAGTACTGCACGCCCGCGTCGTAGTCGCTCGCAGGGAAGGACGCGACGCGCGCCGCGTGCGTGTTGTGCAAGACCGTGGCGAGGTTGCCCGCCACTGAGGTCTGCAGCGCACGAAAGCCGCCCGTGAGGTCGCGGAAGAACTCCTCCCACGTCGCATGGCCGACGAGTCCGTTGCGCACGTTGGCGATGGGATCCTGCAACGGGACGAACGGCGCGACGAGCTGCGTCGGCATTACGCCCGCCCTCCCGTGGCGTCGATGGACGCATTCAGCAGAACGACCGGCACCGGATCGCTCACCGCGACTTCGAAGACGCGATCTCGCGCTGAGCCGAGACGATGCCAGACGGCGCGTGTGCGGTATTCGCCCGTCGCGCCCAGCGAGGCCCGCCGCTCATCGCTCCACGTCCGGCCGCCGTCGTTGGAATACCGGAGCAGCACCTGCGGATCGGGCGCACTCGCATTCCCGACGCCCGTCTCCGCGAGCAGTTCGAAGCGGGTGTAGAACACCAGTGCGCCGTCGTTGCGGAGATGCGGCAACCGGCGCATCGGCCGTAGCGGGTGCCCCGCGTCGTCGTAGATCCCGAGCGCCTGTTCGTAGATCACGCCCGTTTCTGGGTCGCCCACGAGGTGCTTGCCGAAGGCGTAGCAGTGCGTGGCGGCGCGGTCCATGCCATAGCGGCCGTGGGCAGTACTCCAGCGTCCTCGGCGGTGCCAGAGGTTCGTGGCGACGTCGAACACCCACGTCGCGTCGGCGGTGGGAAACGTCAGGCACCAGAAGCTCTTGCCGTCTTCCTGGTAGGCGTAGCCCCGTGCGTCATCGCGGCGGCTGTACTGACTCCACGCGAACTCCACCGCATCAGTCGAGACGCGTACGGGTGAGGATCCTTGCGCACGAATGCCGATCGCCGCGCCGTCCTTGCTGCGGCCCAGCCAGAACACGGTGTTGTCGAGTTCGGTCGCGGAAAATGGCGCCTCGATGCCGAAGTCAGAAATCGCGCCCGGTACGGGTTGGAAGGGAAACGGCGACGCCCCGGAGTTGTACCAGGCCTCACTGCTCTCTGATCCGAGCAGCCAAATCTGTCGCTGCAGGTTCACAAACGCCAGCCAGTTGTCCGAGCCCAGTGAGCGCACGCCCGCATCGGTCGGATCCCACAGCAACCCGTCGAACAGCTCCGACATCTGGAAGCGGATCGCGTCCCGCTCCAGCGCGAGGAAGTAGCCGTCGGCAAACAGACCCATCACTGCATAAGTCGGAAAGCCCGCCGCGGTGATTGGCGTGAATGTGCCGGTGGTCAGCGAGTAGATGTAGCCTTCGCCACCCGACGTGATGAAGAGTTGATTCCCGCCCTGCCCGTTGCTGCTGATGGTCGCAGGTTCCGGGCCGGTTGCGACCGTGCCGATCGTCGTCAGCGTGCCGTCGCTGGCGAGTTCGTACGCGGTATTCCCCACGACCGCGAACGCCCGCCCATCTTGCGCAAAGAGCGTGGGCATCCCGGTGCTGCCGGGCGTGGCGAACACGCGCCGTCCTGGCGTCGAGGTCAGCGTCCACTGCACATCTGAGGTTTCAGATTCGACACGCGACGGGACGAGGTTCACGCATTCGTCGATACCTGCCACACGGCTGCGTGCGGTGTAGGTGCCCGAGGCAAAGCCGGGAATGGGCGGCATCAGCTCGCCTTCCGCCGTTCCGGCACCTGCCGCCGTTCAATCCGCCCGATCCGCCGATCCGCATCGGTCACCCGGTTGGTCGCATCCGCGATGATCGCCGCATGGACGTCGTCGCTGAGGCTGCACACCCGGGCCCGCAGCGTGGGTAGTTCCGCCGCCACGACCGCGACACGCTCGCTCAGCTCCAGATCGCCAAGGCGGGAGACGAGCCGCATCAGGTACATCGTCGTGCGCTCGTGCTGGGCCATCAGGGTCTGTAACTCATTGCTCATCGCACGAAGATGCGGTCGGAGTGGATGTCGTACTGTTCGCCGTGGATGCCGAGGCGCGGCGGGATACGCGTGTTGCTGCGTTTCACCGCGGCTTTACTCTCCGTGGCCCGCTCCAGCAGCGTCGGCGTCACCGGCTTGCCGTACTCCTCGGCCAGTTCCACCGCCAAGTTACTCACCAGCATCCGCGCCCAGCCGGGGGGGACGCTGATCACCGTGTCGAGACTGGCGACGGAGATCAGCGGGGAGCCGGGGGCATAGACCGCGAGTTGCAGGGTCGTGGACGTCGGCACCGGATAGACGCTGAGTGCGCCCAGCGGGAACGTCGGCGTGTAGTAGACGCTGTGCGGTTCCGCGGCGGTCAGGCCCTTCTGCGGCAGCGCGGCCCACGACGCCTCGCTGAACACCGACAACGGCCGTTCATACGTCGGACTGATCGTCGTGTCGATCAGGCTGATCGCGTCGAGGTAGGCCGGGAACGGAATCGCGAGATTCCCGCTCGGCCCTACCGTGTAACTGGCCTGCGAGGCCGTCAGCGCGTGCGTCGTGCGCGTGATCGTGGACAGCGTCAAGGCTTCGGTGCGCAGGCCGTCCAGCCAGTCGTTGAGCGTGTCAAGGCCGTCGCTCGCTTGCGCGTCGGTGAGGCGTTCGCCTTCGCCGAGGACGCCGAGGAGTCGTAACGCACGCTGCAAAAGATCGCGTCCGGTCACCACAGCACCTGCGCCCATTGGGCCGCGGCTTCAACTTTCCCGGCCTCGCTGTAATGCATCCCGTCTGACGTCATCGTCGCGCCATCATCGGCACCCTTCAGCCAGATCCGCTCGTCCGGCCCGGCGAATACCACGCCGGGACGCGCCGCGATGAGATGGCCGATGCGCGTCGCCAGCGTGTCAGCTTCGGCATTCCGTCCCTGTGACCACGGGCGCATCAGATACACCAGCGCACTCGGCCACTTCGCCACCGCCGCGTCGATAATCGTGAGATAGTTCGCCTCCCACGTCGCTTCGGCGGGCAGACTCGCAAAGTCGTTCGCCCCCCAGTTCAGCAGCACGCGCACCGCACCTGCATTACTGGCCGCAGGCATCCCGGCCAACACCGTGGCAATCTGCGCCGCATAGCTCGCCACCGTCGATCCGCCAATTCCGGCGTTGTCGTGAAACCACGTCTCGTCCGTCGCCGTCTGCCCATGCGCATCGAGGAACACCGGCCATCCGCCGCTGGCCGTCTTGC